CCTCGGCATCAATCCGGTGATCGGAGCCACATTGATAGGTGGCGCCAGCGAGATCATCAGCAAAATCGCCAGGCATCAAAACCAAGTGTCGTTTTTTCAAAATGTAAGGCGACACTTGGTTATAGGTGCTGGGGGAACCGGGATTGGCCTGGATTAGGTGGGATTTAGGGGGCTGAAACTGGCGGTTAATTGCCGATTTAAGGGTGATTTAGAGGCTTGGGCCAAAAATCGCGCCGCGACACATGGTTACAACAGGAAAACGAAAAACGACACATGGTCTTGATCTTGTTGCTAACAACAAGTTGATGCCAAGAGTGGCTGTATTCCGGGGCAGGGCGGTCAAAAATCGCGGTTTGAAAAGGTGCTGCAACTCGGACGGAAAGCGCCGAGATCCGAGTTGGCGTCTGAGAAAGAAAATCCGCCCTATGAATACAATCGCTTAAGCCAAAAGGGCCGGACCATGAACCGGCCTCTAACTCGGACGTTTTTTTTGGCCCGTGGGCCGGCCAGACAGAGAGACTACCACCAATAGCGGATATGCCGACGGCGCTGGAAAAACCTCGCGATTGACCCCGAGCCGACATTGCGAAGCCGTGTTGCGCTGATTACTTGCGGGTAGCAGATGGCTCTGTGAGAACTAGTGGGTGCTATTGTGGAGTTCGGCGAGCCTGTGGTCCACGGATTACTGAGGCGCCAGCTTCAAACTCCGCTTTTTAGTCAAAAAATGCCAATCACCCAAGAGGCGTATCCAGAGTTGCACGACATAAGTTAACTATTCTTTAATGATACACTGGTATATTGTCGCATTCATATGACATGGGGACCATGCATTCATATGACATGGGAACCATAGGGAGATGGCCATGGGAAATCTCATGATGATCATCGAAGATGACCCGTTCCAAGCTGATGAGATAGCAACGTACCTGACTCGCAAAGGGGTGCCTGTCTCAAAGCATTTGCTGGCTGCGACGGCGAAGGAAGCGTTTGAACAAAACCCTGATGATTATCGGGTCATCTTGATTGACGTGAATTTGCTGGACGCGAACGGTATAGACGTCGCTGTGCAATTTGCGGAATTATCGAAAGACGTCAAGATCATCTGCGCAACGAGCGCACATGAACGCATGCGTGATCACAGGGAATTCCTAGAACAGAAACAATGCCACAACGTGATGCTTGTTGATAAACCCATTCCGCTACGAATGCTGTATTCGTACTATACGTCGTCTTAACCTCATGATTATTCAGCATTTATTGCTTTCGTTTCCTTCTCAAGCGGTGTGCTCTCATCCATCACCGCTTCGGCGGTTTGAATGCCAGGGTGACAGACCAATGGAAATCCTAATTTCCGGCCATCAGGTTGCGCAATCATGACTGAGCAAGTCAACATCAAGGCGTTGCTAATTTGCATCACAGTCGCAGCGGCAACTTTCGCGTTCGATCTGTCGATGCCGTTGGGCGTCGCTGGCGGCGTACCCTACGTGGCGCTGGTGCTGATCGGCTTGTGGATGCCAGGGAAGAAATTTATATACGTTCTGGCTACCGTCGCAAGCATTCTCACCGTGGCAGGCTATTTTCTTTCGGTCTCTAGTGGCCTGGCATGGGTTGCTTTCACCAATCGTGGGCTGGCTCTATTTGCCATTTGGACGACGGCTATCCTGGTGGCCCACAGGGGGCGAGCACGGAATACTCTCAAGAAGATCCACAACGAACTCAAGGAACGAGTGCAACGGCGCACCTCCGAACTCGTGGAGAGCGAAGCCCGCTTCGCGGATTTTGCTAAGTCAGCGTCGGACTGGTTCTGGGAAACAGGGCCGAAACTGGATTTCTCCTTTGGCAGCGACCGGTTCTTCGAGATTATGGGATGGCAAAGTGAGGAAGTCTATGGCCGTAGCCGGGAGTTCCTGGTTGATAGAAATTTGGAGGATTTGGCGAACGTGAAGTGGCAAAACCATTTCGCCAACCTAGAGCGGCGGGAACCGTTCGCCAACTTCGAATACGCAGCCAGAACCAAGTTAGGCACATACAAATACCTCTCTATCAGCGGCGTACCGGTCTTCGCGGCCGACGGAACGTTCCGAGGCTATCGTGGAACCGGCAGCGATATCACGGACCGCAAGGTTGCCGAGCACCAGTTGCGGGACAGCGAGTATAGACTTCGCAGTATTATGACCCATGTTCCTGATGGCGTCGTCACCATAAATAGTGATGGCATCATCAAATCGGTGAATCCTGCCACCGAGAACATGTTTGGCTGGACGGCTGAAGAACTCGCCGGCCAAAACGTTTCGATCTTGATGGCAGAGCCGGATCGAAGCCGCCATGACAAATACCTTCAGAATTACGCAAGAACGGGGAAGGGGCAAATCATTGGCAGGCAACCAATAGTGGTTACCGGTCAGCGCAAAGATGGTTCGAACATTTCCCTGGAACTCGCATTAGGGAAAATAAACCTGGAAGACGGCCATCTTTTCGTGGGCGTGATGCGCGACATCAGTGAACGACAACGACTGCAGGGCGAACTTGTCCAGGCTTCAAAACTGGCGACCCTTGGCGAAATGGCGACTGGCGTCGCACATGAACTCAATCAACCGCTCAACGTCATTCGTATGGCGGCGGAAAGCACCATTGAGCTGATTGAAGAAGGTGAGTGCGACACTGATTTCATACTGTCCAAGTTCAATCGCATCAGCCAGCAGACGGTGCGTGCGGCTGGCATCATTGACCATATGCGCGTGTTTGGCCGGAAGAGCGACGCTGCGCCTATTGCACTCGACGTGGTCGAATGCATCAACGACGCTATTGATTTCATGTCTGAACAGTTACGTGTTCAGGGCATTAGTATCGAGACTGACTTTCCACGGGATGCACGCGTAATGGCCGTCGGACATCAGGTCCAATTGGAACAGGTCATCCTCAATCTTATCGGCAATGCCAGAGATGCCATCGACATGAACGGCAATGGCGACGACCAACCACGCGTCATCAAAATTTCCCTGACACATGCCGGTAATGACGTTGTCGACTTGAAAGTAAGGGATACGGGCGGCGGTATTCCCGAAAACGTGATCGACCGCCTGTTTGAGCCGTTTTTCACGACCAAGGAAGTCGGCAAGGGAACTGGACTCGGACTATCTGTAAGCTACGGAATTATAACGGACATGGGCGGTAAACTGCAGGCGCGGAACGTCGAGGGAGGAGCTGAATTTACCATCTCGCTGACGACTGTCGCGGATACTGAAACTCTGGCGCAGGAGGTAATCGCATAATGTCTCCTGCAACCGGATCTGCTCAAAGTATTTTGATTGCCGATGACGAGCCCGAGATACGGGCGGAGATCGTTGAGTACTTCCAGCGCTTTGGATACGTCGTTACTGCCGTCGCGGACGGTGAGCAAGCGCTGGCAGCTCTACAAGCATCACCGTACGATGTCATGATCATAGACGCAAAGATGCCGCGTCTTGACGGGAAAGCGGTCATCCGACGGCTGAACGAAGATGGGAAGATGTTGCCAACAATTGTCGTGACGGGGCATTTAGCGGCGGAGACAATTGAGCAGCTCGAATGCCAGGGCGTAAGCGCGGTATTCAGAAAGCCAGCACGTCTGCGAGAAATTCGAGAGCATATCAAGAAATTGTTTGCTACTGTCTGATCGACTTCGCCGGACCTTCTAGTCGACCAGAGGGTACGCCTTATTAGATTTCCCCGAAGGCCGGTATTAGCACGTTTCGGAAGTCAGACCTTGGAACCATCGCTTCCGCTTTGCCCCCGCGAGCCGACTTGTGGCAATTCTGAACCCGCCGCACTCATACTATTTTGCCGGGGTCAACCAATGGCCCAGGACCATCACGGCGAGGCGCGGGCGCCGACGAATGACGCGGATCGCGGCGCGTAGGGCGTAATGCAATTGACGGCGGACCGCAAGGCGGCGGCCTGGCGCCCCAAAAACCTTCGGGCTCGCCGCGATGGACGGATGGGTCTGATCGGCTGCCACCATAGATACATCTCCCACTGTTTTTTCACCCCCACATCCCTTTCTGGCCTCGCTGGCGCGCGGGGCCGTGGATTTTGTGTCGTTACCTGTGAGAGTAGAAACAGCTTATGGCGACAATCGGGCGGGGAAAAGGTAAAATTAGCGCGCCAAACGCCCCTGGGTTGCGTTTTGCAATCGCCAATAGGCAGCGGGCCGTGACAAGTTTGTGGCCGGCGAAATTAACCGCCCCTTAGCGGCCGATGAGTTTCAGCATCTGTTTTTGAAGGCGCGGCGTCATCGGTGGCATTTTGCCGTCCACCATCATGTCGGTCATGAACAGGATCATATTGGCGCGCTGTTCCGGCGTCGGGTTCAGGCCGGAATCCTGCACCTGTGACTCCATCCCCACCACCATATCGAACAACAGGGTGCGGTGCTTGATCACCTCGTTGCTGTCATCATCCTCGGTGGGCGCCTGGCCATGATTTGCCAGAAACATCTCGCCTCGTGCGGTGAAAAGCCAATCCATAGAAACGCCCCAGGCATGAAGCTGGGCCAATATCTCCGCCTTTGGATTGGAAGCAGGTGATTCGTAGGTTCTATAGGTGGAAATGGCAATCCCGAGCCTTTGCGCCATGGCGGTTTGGGTCAAATCAAGGCTGAGGCGCACGGCTTCAATCCGCCGACCAAGACCGGCAAGGGATTGAAGTGTATGTTGTTTTTCGTTCATTTACGGTTTTCGATCTAAAATTTCTTATGATTCACGAAAAATCAGTTGACGTAACTTGTTTTACGCTACACGAATAGTGCAACAAGTTGCCTTCGGGCGGCGTGCAAGAGCGAAAAATGGTTGGCGGAACGATCATGTCTCAATCCTGGACTTGGGCTCAAATTAAGGCGGCGTTGGAAGACAAAGGCGTCCCCCTGGCCAGCCTCGCACGGCAGCACAAAAAAAACAGGTCCTCGTTTTCCAGGGTCAAGGTCAGATCCTCCATCCCCTGTCAGCAGATCATCGCAGACGTCCTGGGCCTGGCACCGCAGGACATCTAGCCGCACCGTTACGACGGACGTGGCCGGCCACGCACCAGCGCGAAGCTGCGAAGCCAGAAACATAACCCACGGCGGCGCTCCGAGTCCCGTCTAAACCGCGAGGCGGCCTAGACCATGGCGCCCCTTATCCGAGACATCGCCATCACGGAGATAGAGACCGGCGACCGCCTGCGCGCGGCGGACGGCGCCTGGATCGGTCAGTTGATGGACTCGATCAGCCAAAACGGACTGTTGCAGCCCATTCTCCTGCGCCCGATCCGTAAGGTGGGCAAGCGGCCGTTCGAGTTGCTGGCCGGCATGCACCGCCTGGCCGCCTGTACCTCGTTGGGCTGGCAAACGCTGCCCTGCATGGTGGTGGCGGCGGACGATCAGCAGGCCCTGCTCACCCAGATTGACGAGAACATCGTCCGGCACGAATTGAACGTGCTGGACCGGGCCGTGGCGCTGGTCGAGCGTCAGGCGATTTACGAGGCCCTGCACCCGGAAACCAGGGCGGGCGTCGCCGGGGCCATGGCCAAGCATGGTTCTGCAACGGCCAACTTGTCCTTTGCAGAAGATGCGGCGGAAAAAACCGGCCTATCGCCACGCTCAATCCGGCGGGCGACTAAGCTGGTCAAAGGCCTGCGGCCCGAAACGCGGGCCCGGCTGGCCGGCACTGATCTGGCCGGCAACCAGGCCGCCCTGACGCAAATCTCCGATCTGCAGGCGGCGGAACAGCACGGCGTCCTCGACCTGATGCTGCGCGACGAGGCGCCCATCAGGAAAGTCTCCGACGCCCTGGCCCAGGTGCAGGGCCGGGCCCTGGGGCGGGAACGCACACCAGGGGAAAAACAGCTGGCCAGCTTCCTCCACCTATGGGGCCGGGCCGGGGTGAAAACCCGCCGCGAGATCATCCGGCTGATCAAGGAATACGACGTTGATGATATTCCGGCGGCCACGCCATGAGGGGCGGGCGCCGGGATAGCTTGACGGGTGATCTATTGGCCTGGCGGCCAACGGCGCCGGTGGTCAGCTTCGCCGATGCGCCAGGCGCCCAGGCAGCCAGCCTGCACGGCCGTTTCTGCCGCGCCATGGCCCTGGTGGTCGATGGTTGCGGTCAGAGCCGGGCCGAGATCGCAGCCGCCATGGGCGATTATCTGAGCGAGGATTTCTCCAAGGCCTCCCTGGACGCCTATCTGGCCGAAAGCAAGACCAGCCATGTGATCCAGCTGCACCGTTTCGCCGCCCTGATCCATGCCACCGGCGATATGCGCCTGCTGTCATTGCTGCCCGAAATGTTCGGCCATGTGGTGATCAGCAAGGAACATGCCGGCCTGCTGGAAATCGCCCTGCTGAAACAGAAACGCGACGAGATCGATCAGGCCCTGGCCGTGAAGATCCGCCAGGAGGGCCGGTCATGACGTCACGGCAAATAATATCTCCCGCGAATTCCAGGCGCGGAAATTTGTCACCCGCGAATTCCAGGCGCGGGAAGTGGTACACGCCGGCGGAATTGGCCGGCCTGCCGGGCCTACCCGATAGCAGCCGCCGGGTGCGGGCCTTCGCCGAGGCCAATGGCTGGCACGATGACAAGGCGAACCATCGCCGCCGCCGGGGCAAGGGCGGCGGCCGGGAATACCGCGCCGAGGTTCTACCCGAAGCCACGCAAAACTATCTCGCCCGCCGCGCCTTGACCCAGGCCGAACCGCCCGCCGCCGCGCCGCCCGCCGCCGCCGCGCCCACGACGGCCGCGCAAGAAGGAAAGAGCTAGACCATGCCTATTCAACATTGGGACGAAAAACTGATCCTGGCCAAGAAAGAGGTCACCTATGGCGTCGATCCGGTGCCCACCGGTGCTGCCAACGCCATTCTGACGCGGGATTACTCCATGCGGCCCCTGGAGGGCCAGCGCCGCAGCCGCAAGTATGACCGGCCGGGCAAGGGCGCCTCCAGCCAGTCGGTCACGCAGGTGCGCCGGGCCTTTGATTTCAAGGTGGACCTGGCGCATTCGTCCGGCGCCGGCGTGGCCGCGCCCTGGGGGCCATTGGTCGAGGCCTGCGGTTATGACGAGACCATCGTCGCCGTTACCTCCGTGGCCTACGACCCCAATTCGGCCGATGGCAGTTCCATGGCCTTTTATTACTTCCAGGACGGCGTCCTGATGAAGGCTCTGGGCTGCCGGGGCGCCATGGGTATGGGCTTCGTCGCCGGCGAGGACCCGTACCTGGAATTTTCCTTTATGGGCATTTCAAGCCCGGCCACGGACACCGCTGCGGCGACGCCGGACTATACGGCGTTCCAAACGCCGCTCGAGGTGAATTACGCCAACACGCCCACCTGCACCATCCACGGCTACGCTTCGGTCCTGCAATCCCTGACGGTGGAGCGGGCCCCGGTGGTGAATTACCGCAACTGGGTCAACCAGGAGGCCGTGCGCCTGGGTGCGCGGGAGATCAAGGCCAAGGCCGCCATTCCCATGGTGCTGATCGCGGACTGGGATTACGAGGCCGCCGTCATCGCCGAGACCCTGGCCCCCGTGCAGGTGGTCCACGGCACCGTCGGCGGCCAGACGGTGCAGCTGGATGCAAACCTGGTTCAGATCCTGGACTACACCCTCGGCGAGGATCAGGGCGACGCCATGCTGAACCTGGATCTGCTGTTGACCGCGTCCGCCACGGGCGATGACGACATCAAGCTGACCATTCTGTAGCGGTTCCTGAGAGGGCCCCAAAAGGATCAATTCAAGCCCCTTTAAGGGGCCTTTCAAGTGGAGGTTTACGGCGCGATGAAACTCTCTGTTCTTACCAGCGGCATGGTCAAATGGCCGGTCCGCATTCCCGTCGCCCAGGACGGCGGCACGATCACCCACGTCAAGATGACGGCGCACTTCAAGCGCCTGGGGGTGGACGAATTCCGCGCCGCCACGGCCGGCCTGGGCGGTCTGGCCGCCATCGCGGCCGAGGATGACCCGGCGGCAGATTTCCTGCGCCAGGTTGTACTGGGCTGGACCGGCGTTTTCGAGGAGGACGGCAAGACCGAGGTGCCGTTCGATGAGGACAGCCTGGAAATGCTGCTGTCCTCCGTCACCGCGCGCGTGGCGCTGATGAGCGCCTACAACGAAATGATCGAGGGCCGGAAGGCAAAAAACTAAGAACGGCGGTGCGCGCGCTGTTGAGCCCGCGCCGCCGCCAATCCGATCCCGATCAGCTGGCCGTGGATGCGAAAATGTTAGGCATCGAAATCGAACCGCCCGAATCCGGCACCCAACCTGACACTGGGCCCGACACCCGGTCTGACACTGGGCCGGTGCTGGAGATCTATGACGACTGCCTGCCCGCCTATGATTTGTACGTCACCTCCCTCTCCCAGGCCCGCTTCACCCCCATGGGCCTTTTCGCCGGTTTTGACTATCCGGGCGTCGAGGCGGCCGCCCGCCTGGCCGGCATCCAGATCACCCCGGCGCTGTTCAACGATCTGCGCCTGATGGAAGCCGAGACCACGGATTTCCTGCGCCAGGCTGGCAAGGGGGGCGCCGATGGCTGATGTGGTGGTTGGGGTCACCCTGAAGGCCGACGGCTCCGGCCTGGTTGGCGAGCTGAAGCTATCCAGACAGGAGCTGGACCTTCTGAATAAGAGCCTGGACGAGGCCGGCGGTGCGGGCCGGCGCGCCGGCACGGAACTGGAAAACACCGGGCGGGACGCCAAGGGCCTGGGGAAAGACCTGAAAAATACCGCCGCCGCCGCCAAGGGCGTGGCCACGGATCTGGATAAGACCGGTCGAGCCGCCAAGGGCGCCGGTACGGATCTGGGCAAGACCGGCCGGGCCGCCAAGGGCGCGGGGCAGCAGTTTGGCGGACTGAAGTCGGCCATCGCCGCTCTGGGCTTGACGCTGGCGGCGCGCCAGGCGGTCCGTTACGCGGATGCCTGGACCAACGCCACCACCCAGCTGAAACTGGTCACCGATAGCTACGAGCAGCTGCGCGATGTGCGGGAAAAGCTGTTCGCCCAGGCCCAGGACACCAATTCATCGTTCGAATCCACGGTGCAGCTGTATGCCCGCGTGGCGCGCTCGGCCGGCGAACTGGGCCTGGGCCAGGAAGAGCTGCTGCGGATCACGGAACTGACCAACAAGGCCATTCAGATCTCCGGCGCCACGGCGGCGGAAGCCTCCGCCGGCGTGATCCAGTTCTCCCAGGGCCTGGCCAGCGGCCGGCTGTCCGGCGACGAGCTGCGCTCGGTCCTCGAGCAGATGCCGCGCCTGGCCAGGGCTCTGGCCGACGGCCTGGGCGTTGGCATTGGCAAGTTGCGCGAACTGGGCGAGACCGGCGCCCTGACGGCGGAGGCGGTGCTGGGCGCCCTG